TGTGAGATACGTGGTTTCAATACACGTTCTGCAAAATCGTCTAATTGCATTGTTAACTCAGCTGAAGTGAAGTTAACGCCAATGTGTTTTTGTGAAGCAACAGACAATGTTGTGTATTGTTCGTTGTCATCTTGCACTTGTAAAGCCGCGCCGTCAGTTACTAAAGCACGATCCGGTAAACGGATACGCAAAGTAGAACCAATTTTAGCGCCTTCAACGGCAAAAGAATCGTCGTATTGACGATTTACGTTACGTGTGATCACAAGGTTATTCTCTAGGATTTCTAGGGCTTTACGAGTGATCATATCAATGGTTAAGATTGAGTTTGACATGATATTTCCTTATTAAAAGTTAGCGGTTTCTTTTCGCTTCCCATGCCTTAGCTTGTCTAGCTCTTTCAGCAGCAATCCAATCAGACGTAGACATTGTTTTTGTTGACCTAGGGTCAGTCGTGTCGTACGCTGGTGAACCGTTACCTTTAGCCGTGACAGGCGAAATAGGCGCAGGTGCGCTAGTTGTTTTCTTAATAACCGGCTCGTTAGCAATTTTTGCTTCAAGTCGGCCAATTTCTTTAGCTTGTAAGATTGGCGGTAACTGAGCAATCCGGTCAGCTTCCTTAATATTAGTCCCTAGGTAATAAGCCAGTTCGGGGCCAACATCAGATGCCTGAATGGATTGGGCCATCACGTCAGTAATAGGAACGCTGGGGTTATATGCAACTTGCTCGAAGTCATCATACTTAGCTCGTGCTTCTTCTTCTCTATCGTGGTAGGTCTCAATGATTTCACGCTGTTGCTTTTGTCTCTCTCTTTGCTCAAGCAGTTGTTCAGCTTTCTGCACTGCCAATGCTTCGGCGTATGCTTCTACTGTATCAAATTGCTCAGGCGCAGGAAGGTCTCTAGGCGTCGCAGGGGTTGAAGCCTGTGCAGCACGTTCTCTTTCCCATTTACGTTGTTCTCTTGCCAAGCGTTTGCCAATCGCAGCATCAAGTTCCTCTTGCGAGAATGTCTTGCTTGCTTCTGCTGGCTTTTCTTCCGACACTTCTACATCTTGTGCTACAGTTTCAGGAGCTGTCGTAACTTCATCTACTGGCGCGGGTACTTCCGCTAATACTTCTACTTCTTGGTTTTCACTCATTTTGTTTCCTTAGAAACCCTGGTGAAATGCACCAGTACATTTTTAATATATTCTATTCGTAGACAACTGTAAAGGTTGCGGTGTTAGCAAGTACGATATAAAGGCCGTTGCTAAACCAAATGCCTGACGGAAAGCTAAGATACTGTGTACCCGCAGCTACTGTAATGGTATTTGCAATCTTACCGTCGCTAGTGCTTGATGTAGCGCTATCGTATACAGTAATTGTACCACTTGATGTTGTTGATACAAAAATGCCGTATAGTTTGCCGGCGCCTACTTTAGTTTGGTCTGTTGCTGCTAAATATTTATAGTTTGCCATGATTAATCCTGATAATTTTTAATTAAAACAATATTAAAAAATGCACTTGCAGAGTTATTTGTTGCAGAACCTATTGCAGAGGCGCCTACACAGTTTTTTTCTGAAATTATATACGGGTATGAAAAATCATACTGCACTGACCCGTTGTTAAGCGTAGATACCGCACCCACACGAACAATTCCATCTTGGCCGTGTTGTTTTAAAAACGCCGTTACAGAAGTTGACCCTGAGGCTTGCCCTGTAGTAATAACACCTGTAGTTAAGTAGCCTGTGTAACCCGCTGGAACGCAATAATGTGCGGTAGTGCGGTTATTATACCCTGTTGCGATAATGTCATATAATACAGCAGGGACGCCCGCAGTTACTACGCCTGTGCCTGCATTAATATTACCTGCGTTTGCACCGCCTGATCCGGTTGAAGCTACATAAAATCCATTTACATAAAGATAACTGTTCGTTGTGTTAACTGCTGTTTGTCCATTTAAAGTTATGCTTTCGCTAACTTGATTATAGCTTCCATCAAGTCCCACTATAGTGACAGTTCTTGCGCCAGTACCTGCTGAAGTATCGTCCGCACTAGACGAGCTTATTTTAAGCACGGAAGCCAAGGTTGGGTGAGGCACTGTGCCGCCATCAGGCCAAATTGATTCTTCAGTTGTATCTACGTCAGGATTATATCCAAATATTGATATGGCTGAATGACCAGGGATTTGTCCTCTAGCCACTTGTAAAGCAAAATCTTCAGTTTTGCCAAATTGAGTTTGTGAGGTATAGACGTTCATGCTAAGAACCTCAATTTATACAAGGTTGATAGGTATAAACCTATAATTTCGTCAATTATATTCTGTATTGGAGAATCTGTTTCGTCGCATATTTTGTATCGATCAGCTTCTATTTCTTCTAGTTGATTCTGTAAAAAATCAATAATATTTGTAGTTTTTTTAGCTGACTGAAGCGTTATCGGCCCCATCAAACCGTGGCGGCCTTGGTAGGCTTCAGCAAAGTTGTCTGCTAGGTCAATAACATTGTCGTAAAAGCCACGTAATGCCTTATGCTTAGAGTAGCTTCTAGTGTTTAGATGTACGGAATGCGCTACATCCCTAGCTAAGAATAGTATTCCTACAAAGTCACAGGCTTTCATTATATTTGTCCTTCGGGTGGCATCATTGGTTGTTCAGGTTGCATTTGTTCTTCAGGCATCATGCCTTCAGGCTGTTCTAGCCCTTCGTTTGGCATTTCTCTACCAGGCATCTCGCCAATTAAGTCACCGCTGTCCATCATGCCGTGAACTGTACCCATAACGATGTCTTGGATTTGTTCAGGTGACATGCTTGCCTGCACTGCGCTGATACGTTTAGTTTCAGCGTCGTATGCTTTAATGTTAGCCTCTTGTTCTTTGATTGCCAAGTCTTGCGCTTCCATAGACTTGCTGACGTTTTGCAACATGCCGTGCAATTGGTCTAACTCTTGGCCCATCGCTTCAAGTTGTTGCTGTGCAGCTTGCAATGCTGGGTCTTCGTCGGCATCGCTCAGTAGTTTAGGGTCAATGGTCTTAGCAAAGCGTTTAGCCATCTCTTGTGCGCCAGGCCAGTCCATGTTTTTAACGAATAAATCGCCAGCCACTTGCCACAATTGTGGGTTGCCTTGCAATAGTTGGCTCATGGCGTCTAATGACTCTTGACGTTTAGTCATGTAGCTTGGGCCAGTCGATACGCATACATCGTACTTACCAACGCTAGGATTGTAGATTTTTTCAATCACAATGCCTGTTTCATCAACAATTTTCTTCACTGGCTCGGCTTGTGATGGGTTAATTTTAGCCCGTTTCACTTCGCCATCTACACCAATAATACGAGCAATACGCTCTGTATCGTAAATTTTAGGTATCATGTCCACTAATTGACGTCCGCAGTGACGTATAGCACGGGCTAAATTGTCAACGTAGTGGTATGTGCCTGTGTCGCCTTGTTTTTCACGCGCTAAGATGGCACGGCCTGAGCGTTCGTTACTTGTCGCACCTAAACTGGAGTCGTATTGACCAGTTGAGGACTTAATATCGTCAGATGCACCGGCTTTAGCCTGTAATAGACCGCTAGACGCCATAGGCGGTTGAGCGCGTTGTGGTAATGGCAATACCGCACCAGCACCGTCTGTTACATCAGGATTAACCTCTAAATACGGCCAATTTGTCGTATTTGCAGTCTTCCATTGTGTCTCGTAACCCTCAAATTGACCGCCGTAACCTATGAATGGCGCTTTTGGTGCCAGTGCCAACATCTCGGCTTCTTGTGAAACCCAATAGTTGTACATACGTTGCGCGTCTTTTGCGTTACGGATTAAGCCTGACACGTATAAACGGCCATCAACCTCGTATTCGTTACCTACAACACGGATAACAGGTATAAATTTACCCGCCCAATCTTGTTCTTCTAGCACTTCAAAGCCGTTAGTTTTGAGCCATTTGACTTTTTTAACGTCTGCCATGCGTGATTTAAGCGGTTTTAAGCCTAAAGCCTTCAATTCTTTGTCTTCACGGCTGCCTTCTACCGCACTCATGTTGCCCTGGTAGAGGTTTAGCTTGGTTGGCGTATGCTCGTAGTAAAAATACTCAGCAATACGCACTGTATTTTCAGTTAACCACTG